TGGTTGCATGTCCAACATTATTTCTACCCTGAGAAGTTTTTTTACCTCGTCCTGGTGTCGCTGATCTATAAGTATTAACTGTTTTAGCTTTTCTTACCATTTATGTATTTTAGAATATGTTTAATAACTTCGACAGTCCAACCATTACCTAACATTTTATATCTTTGTGTATTGGACACATGATTAGTATAATTATCTGGCACAGTCTGTAACCTCTCACACTCTAAAGGTGTTAGCTTTCGCCAAGTTAAATCTTCACTAACTGCAACACTATCTTTGTAAACTGTTGTAATAGCATTTGATTTATGATCTTTTCGTAACTCAAGCATTTGTTTTGTTTTATTAGCTACTGATACTCCATCACGATCCATTATTTTACCCTCTTTATTGTAGGCTCTACCTCTAAAAGCTCCCCCCATAACTACCTTTGGCTCTCTGTTACCACCACCCATAGTATTCAATGTAGGTGACTTGCCTTCTGGGCTATAAACTCTTTTTAAAATATCGTGACCATTTATGTCGGCAGCAACACCAACTTGTTTAGGTTTATTTACTGCTATGACACCATAAGGCACCCCTTTGTGCATGTTAGCTGTCAAGCACATACCTTTCTCACTTTCATGTTTTATATAAACATCTCTTCTAGTCTTACCACCACTCCATTTATCTGAGCTTCTATTCATGTAATCTTTTGCTTCTTCTGACAACTCATCATCAACATCAGTTTCTAATATATCCCTTAACACTATGCCCCTATCTTCAGGTTGCTGTACGTTAGGGATATTAGTCCAATAATATCGCTGTCTTGATTGTGCGCTCAGAAGCGAACTATTTATAAGAATAGGGCTTATACCAAAAGTTATTTCTGGGTAACACTTAGACACTTCTTGCGAAATAATATCTAAAAACTCTTTCTTCATTCTGACATTTTCTAATAAAAAATATTTAGGTTTTATTTTTTTAAGTAGTCTAATAAACTCAAAGAACAATGCTGACCTTGGATCATCAAAAGCCAACTGCTTACCTGCAAACGAGAAGCCCTGGCAAGGCGATCCTGCCATTATTAAATCTACATCTGTAAAATCTTTCGGATTTAACTTAGTGACATCCCCGACATGTATAGTCTTGGGATAATTAGCTTGTGTTACTTGGATAGCATACTTATCTATCTCGCTGGCATAATATGTTTCAACAGGTATACCGAGTTGATCTAGGGCGATCTGCCCACAACTCATACCATCAAATAAACTAAGAACTTTCATAATCTTATATTAGCAGAGCGTTTCGTCGCCAGGTCGCTCTGTTACCTACTACCTCAAGGAGAATTAATTGAGATACACGACTAAACTAATTAGACTCCATACCGATAAGCATCTAAGTCATAATCAGTCACTAAAATATCAACTTCCATTTCAGGATGTGTTACGGCAAACCCTTTATATTTCAGATGACATTTTTCATAATTGCCGATAAGTTCTTTATAACTGTCCCAACCCATTTTAAAGGCCTCGTCAATAGCATCATGACGCTTAGGATCTTCAAGCACTCTATCGCAAAAATCTCTATACATTCTAGACATAATCCATCCTTATTTATACTGTTAGTAGACATGATATACCTAATTCGTATATAATGTCAATATTATGAAAGATATACATAAAATTAAACCGACAGACATCAACAATCTGTCACCAATCGAAGAATTAGATATGGCTATGCATCATGCAACAGATGCTGTATTAGAACTGATACGCAACATCAATGCGTTACCTGTAGAGCAAAGACAACATATTACTGATATGTTTGATAGAGTAAAGGATGGTAAGACAAAAGATGTATGACAAACTACACGATAAAGTAAAAAACTTAGAAGTGGGTGAGATAATTAAAGTTGATAGAAGGTTTGGATATCCAGCTCTTATCAAACTGCTCAATGAGTTTGGTTATGAATACGAAGAGATTATGAAGCCAGCAGCAACTTGGGCAAAGAATGTTAGGAGGATAGCATGAGAGAACTACCTGAACTATTAACTGAACATGAACACATCATATTAGGAGACACTTATTACTTCCCTGATATGCCTAACGATTTTTATCACAATGCCCCAGGCATATCTTCATCAACCATCAGAAGGTTTGGACAATCACAAGTCCATGCTTTACAGGAGGAGATGGAAGATTCACATGCCTTACGATTTGGGTCTGCTGCACATGCTATGATAGTAGAAGGCGAAAGCGTCTTTAATAAAGAAGTAGCGTGTCTAGTAGGCTCTCCTTACACGCAAGCCAATAAGGATCTAAAAAAAGATTATGAGAAAAGAGGCTTGACTGTTATCAATGCAACGGATAGAGAGACTATATATAAAATGAAGAACTCGTTAGGCATATATGGTGATTGTGCTTTGAACCCAACAAAAACAGACTATCCTGATGTCTTTGTCAAACCGGCAGAGGTAGCTTTGTTTTGGTGGGAAGATGATATGTTATGTAA